TTTGTTATTTCTGCTTCGTTTAGCCTTTCCAACCTTTTTATCTGCTCTAGTATCGTTGCCATTTAGCTTGTCGTAAATCTTTGTTAATTCTTCGTCACTCCCAACGCTTGAATATGTTTTTAAAAATAGAGCTAAGGACTTCGGTTTGAAGCCCTTATTAAACTCTATTCTATTTTTACCTACGTTAAATACCATTATGCAGTTGCAAATGCGATTGGTAATGATTGATAATTATCACTTCCTATTGTAATAACACCTTTTAATCCGATAGTACCAATGGTAGCATCATCAGTTGCAACAATTGTATAAACTCCCGTTGAAGCAGTTTCAGTTACACTTGTAAGATTTACAATAACACCACTTTCATCTTTCAACTCCATATCAGCTAAAACTAATCCTGTTAAAATAGCATTTGTTCCTTTTACAGTAGCGGTAACACTTAAAGTAATATCACCAGTTGCAGTTGCAGCACTATTCACAACAACATCAGCTTGGTAAACACCCTCTAAATCTTTCATATCGAAATCAGGCTGTAAAACAGCATATTCCATATCCCAATCTTCTACATCATTTTGTTCTATGATAACTGGTGTATGAGAAGGATCAGAGAAATTTTGAGTTGTTTGAGCATTTACATAAAAACGAGATGCTTTTAAACCCTCATAAGAATCAACACCTTTTGTATGACATCTTAAATATCCTTTTTCTGTGTAATACCAAATATTCCAACTTCTATTAGCGTGAGATTTCATTCCACTATGAACTACAATATTTTCGATAAATTGAAACATTGTTTTTCTTTTTTCTGCTTTGACAAGGAAGGAAGAACCTGCCGCTGATTCAAAGTACGAAGCCTCAACATCTTGTGGCTCGATTTCTTGCACTGCTGGGAAAGGTATAACCGTTTTTGCTATGATAGCAGCATCCCAATATGCTTTTGTTTTTAGTTGTGCAGCAGTACCCGTAAAAGTACTTTCAGCTAAGAAAAACTTTACATCAGCACCTAACGATTTAGCACAAACCCCAACACCTGTCCCTAAGAGAGCGGCATCGGCTACGCATAATTCACTATAATTACTCATTCTTTTTATTTTTTAAAATTCTTTAATTATTACTTTTAATTTAAACACAAAATATGGAAATATAAATTGTAATTGACTTATATCAAATCCGTCTAATGCTTTTTCTCCTTTAGTTACAGTTGTTATTTTATAGAAACTCTTAACAAAAGATTTAATTTGCTCTTTTATTTCTTCGTCTGCATAATGTGTAATATCACCTCTAACTTTGGTTAAGTCGTCTATTATAAATATAATATCAACTTCTGTATCTGCCATACAAGTACGTGATACAACTTCCGAAGTATCATCCTCGATAAAGAAAAAATGTAAACCACTTATTCTATCATCAGTTAATAACTCTTTGTATTCTCCATTACCAATATAAGATAAGGGTTTTGTTACTCCATTTTTATTATCTACATAAGCCCTTCCATAAGCTGTAACATCGCAAGTAAACGCATCGGTAAGTTTAGTATGTAAACTTTCTTGAAGCATTTGAATTGGCTTGTCTATACCTACTGGATTTTCTTTTGTAAATATCATGTAATAGTGCTAACTCTTATACTATTATTAAAATAACCTCTTTTTACCTTATCTATTTCATTAGATATTTGCTGAATTTCTCCAACTAATAAAGAACGCAATCCAATAAGTTTCAATGGACTTTCACCACTAGTACCTTCAATCTCTGCTAATATTTTTAAAGATTGTTTTTCTGCATCTCTTTGAACACTATTTGTTCTTAATGAATTTAGTTGTTCTCTAAGAATAGCAATAGAAAATTCTAATTCTATCGCTCTTGCAAAAAGCATTTCATTTTGGATAATCAAATCAGTATAATCTTCATAAACTGTAATATCAGGATTTATTCCAATATTTTCGCTTAAACCCTCCTCTAAAGTTAAATCAAATAATGTTTCAGTTGAATGTCCATTAACTTGAACTTTTTCAATTCTCAAATGAGAAATATTACTCATTCTGTCAGAATTATCATAATCTCTTTTAAAAGGAATTGGTGTCGTTGCTGTTTTAACATATCCTAAATAATAATCTCCTTTATAAATTATATCAGAGTTGTCAATTTTCCAATCTAAAACTATTTCTTGTGTTTTATCGGTTATTGTAATAGCTTGTTCAAAAATTGGTGTTTGCTTTGATGTATTAAAGAGCATTAACTTAAAGTCGCCCAACGTGTCGAAGTCTAACAACACACGCTTAATTTCAAATGCAATATCACTTTCTCTTGATACTTCTATTCTATAACCTACAAATCCATCAATTAAAGTTTCTTGATTAACCTTATTTTGTGCGTTTGTATAAAGTAGATTTCTATCCAAATAATCAAACCTATTAAATACCCTATGACAAACATTAGTTATACTTGAATTTTGTAAACGTTTCAAATATACATTAAAGTCTGTATCAGAAATATCTTTATAGTCTTGTGAATCTTTTATGTACTCTAACTTCACATAAGCGTTGTCAGTTACATAATAGCCACTTCGACTAATTTGATTATCAGAATCTAATACTGCATAGTCAGGGTTAAAAGAATCTCTTAACCCGACTAGACCGTATAATTTTGTTGATATTTTATCTACTTGAAACATATTATATTAAAGCAAATGCTTGGAAAATAGTTTCGTTTGCAGTCGTTAAAGGTGCTTTTACTAAAGCAACATCAATACTAACCTCAACTTGTGTTACAGTATCTTGTGCAGAGCCATTAGACCCACTTGCATCAGCACGATCCTCATAACTATGTACAGCATACATATTATTATCAACAGGACTAACCATTGAAGTATATACATCAACAGATGTTTCTACACCATTTCTGTTTTGTTTAGGAATCCAAGGTAAAACACCAAATGTTCCCATTTCAGCCATAATCCAATATCCTTTAACGTGAGTTGCATCAACAGCAACAGCTAAAGCACCTAATTCAACTGAATGTACATAAGTAACACCATTATATTGAAAAGATAAGTTAGTTGAGTTTTGCGCTCCTTGTGCAGCATCAAATAAGAATTTGTTGTATGCAACAGTATCACAGAAAGCTACTAAATTAGAATCTGAATATTTATTAACGTGCATTGCAGATTTAGAGATTTGAATTGCTCTATTTCCATTTGTAGCATCGGTAATTTCAAAAGCATCAGCTGCTGCATCAAAAGTACCTTCAGCAGTTGCGATATTCACACCACTACGTTGTGCAAAAATATATGCAGTTGCAACAGTTTCTAATCCTTCTGCAAAGTTAGAAGTAATTGTTTGCATTTCTTGTGCTAATTGCTCATCTATACTATAAAGTGAGTTATCAGCTTGTTTTAAAGACATACTAAATCCATCATCATAAGTTGCCCAAGATGGTGTTAATACACCAGTATCTCCTTTTACGCCAGTATGGTTAAATACCCTACCTGCGGCTCCTAACGCTCTACTTGAACGTACTTTGTAATTCGTATCAATTGCTCTATCTTCTCTTAATCTTAGTTCCGAATAATTAGGGAACATAATATTACTTGAAAGAAGAAAAGCAAGATATGTTACAGGGTTTCTGTAACGTAATTCTTGTGCTTGAAACGCACCTAATAGTCTTGCTTGTGCAGTACTAAAATTAGCTAATGTTCTATTTGCCATTATTTATTATTTAAAATTAAACTCTTTTTTTATTGAATATTTTGCTGACACGCAATAGACCACGCTTTTAGCACAAAGCACAACTGTCTAAATATATTGTAACAAAGATAATCAAAAAAATCTATATACTAATGAAACTACATAGATTTTTTCAATATCTATTTTATTTATTACATTTTAAGTGTACCTTCTGAAAATGCTTTTTGCATCCTTAAAGTATATTCTTGACCTGAAATTCCTTGTTCTTTCATTTGGATATCCCAAGCCTCGAAAGTGCCCTCTTTAGCATTTCCCCTTATGTCTTTACCACCTTTACCACCTTCAACCTCTTTAATATAAGGCTTGATAAAGGTTTTAAGAAATTCAGTTGGTGTTAAATTATTCATAGAAGTTTCGTTTTTCAAAACTTTCCCATTATCAATAATTTCAAAACCATCTTCTCCAATATTGAAATCATATTTAGCTTTCATAATCGCTAAAATATCATCTTTATCTATTGTTGTGTTATCAGGAATATCTTTTAATAAGGTTTCATTAATCTGCCTATTTTGACTTCTTTTCTTAACATCGGATTCTAAAGTAGTGTATTTACTTTCCAATCCTTGATTAACTTCTTGTAGTTTTTTGAAGTTATCGTTTAAATCTGAATATCTTTTTTCAGGTTCAATTTTACTTTGAGATTCTACTTTCTTACCATAGGCTTCGAGTAAATTCTCCATTGTTTTACCTGTAAAATCTAATTCGTTATCTCTACGTGCTAATTTAATAGCTTCCTCAACCGAATTAAACTTCGTTTCTTTTTTAATATTGTTTATACGAGCATCGTAATCTTCTTTTGAGAAAGATATTCTGCTTTCTAAATCAATTTTGTGATTTTCCTCACTTGTAATCATTTCACTTAGCTTTCCTGCCTCTAATCCTAGCGATTTTTCCACCGCTTCTAAATTCTCTATTGCCATTATTGTAGTTTTTCTTTAAGTTTATCAACTTTCCATAAATGATGTGCTTTCTTTCCGAATTTCTCGAAATATTCAGCTTTCAGTAATACCAATTCATCTACATCTTCATCTAATTCAATTGGTTTGTTTGCATTATCAAGAATTTCAGTCATAACTTCAGTTAATTGACCTTTTTTCTTTTGTGCTTTTTCCTTGTTTTTGTACTTTAACGCCTGTTTCTCGTAAAATAACGTTGTTTTTTCTTCATCTTTTTCGTGCCAAAGTCCGTTAGTTTCCCAACTATAATTTTTTTCTTCGACATAACCTCTAGGCAGAATAATATCTGTTCTGTCTACTTTTTTACCGTTTTTAACATAACTATTACCCTCCTTTAATAGTCGATATACGATACACGATACCATTGTTGTTTCTTGCATTACTTATTTATTTAATTAACTATTGGTTGTGTTTCAACCACTTTTTCTATTACTTTTTTATTTTTTTCAAACCAAGCATCAAATTCACTCGATAATTGTTCTTTAGTTTTCCTATAATCTAATTTTATTAATGTTCCCCACCATTTGCTAAACAAAATCTTTCTTTGAGCTTCTTCACTACCAAAAATATCAAATACATCTTTTAAATTCTGATGTAAATACGGTTCAACTTCTGATTTTATTAAGTTTTTAGCCAATTCAACAGGGTTTGTGCGATATGTTGCTTGTAAATATTGTCTAAATAATTCATCCATTATCACATCATTCTCTTGTTTTCCTTTAGCCTCCTCATAACGTGCTAATATAGTATCACTAGGCTCTATTACATAATCTCTACCATAGTTTATAACTATACTGCTTTCTTTTCTAGGTTTTTGACCATCAATAAAATTCAATATCCATTCAGACATTTTCCATTCAATAAACTCACCATAATCAGCATATTTATTTAATCTATTCTCTATAGGTTGCTTATTGAACAATACCTCTGTTGTTGTTTTACGACCTCCAAAAGTTTCAATTGAGTTAAGCGGTGTTCCCCAATAAGTAATCGTTGCTATACGCTCTAAAGTAGCTAATTCAGTTGTATATTGATTCCAAGTTTCGTTATCAGGTTTAATATGACCTGCAATATTCGGTGCTATTGTGGCTTGGTCAGCAGTTGGAACGGGTAAAGTAACCATATCCGTAACATCACCTTTTGTTAAATAACCTCTACCATCGCAAAAACTACAATTATCTCCATCATCATTTTTACCTCTACCTTTACATTCATCACATTCAGTAACATATCTCCAATGGATAGGGAAGCCTTGCGTAAATTTATAGATGGTTTTTATTGATTGGTCACGTGCATATTCTTTAGAAAGTCCTAAAATTGGTGTAATAGGAGAAATTCTATAATCCATTCCTGTTTTTACTATGTTTGAATTTAGTAAAGCTGGAACTTCTCCAAAAGGATGATTGAAACTCATTTGTTCAGAATAAATAAACTCTTGTCCTAACTCTACAAATGTTCTATCAATTGTGTCATCTACTATTCGCCAAAGTTTAACATCTTGACCTTGAAATTTTGCTTTAATAGGCTCAAATAATATCCAATCTAATAATTGACCCCTCTTTGAATAAGAACGAATATCATTAATAGATTTGTAAGTTGGGTAAACTTCCTTTTTATGTTCCGTTGTATATTCTAAAAACATTACACCATTCGGGTCAACGTGAGATAAATTAATACCTGTATTTTGAATCCAATGTGAAAGTGTATTACTATCTTTTATGTTTGAAATTGAGAATAAAAATTCTCTTTTTATATCTTCGTCATCAATATCGTAAACTTTATTTCCGCCTGTCGCATACCAAATATTTTCTAAAGGTTGGAATAGTCTTTCAAAAAAGTCTTGAATATCCCTTGAATATTTCTTACGTGCTATTGATTTGCTACTTCCTTCAATAAATTCTATTTGGTCAATTAACTTTTCTTTAAATGAATCACCTTCAATTAAAGCATATAGCATTTCAGATTCCTTACGTAATTTCTCTACTAAACGTGTTGGTGTTTGATTTTTCTTTATTAATTCTAATGCTTCCTTTTGTGATAGTTTCATTATATGTAAAATATTTAAGGTACAAAGTTAGTTAAAAAATTGTATATACAAAAATTTAATTTAATTACCAAATAATCTTTTGTGGTTGTGACGAATTTACTTCGGTTAACATTCGCATCATCATCATATCGGCAAAATCAGGACTACGTAATAATCTTTTCTTTAAATCTGACTTTTTCTCTAATCTAATTTTACCATCATTATTATCAGGTTGTCTGCAAATTTGCTCTAACTCTTGTACTATTTGTTTCTTGTGTTTTAAGTCTTGTATAAATATATCACCCTTTTTTGTCATTTCTGCTAATTTGAAATAACATTGTGTTTTAAGATTAATATAATTTTCGCTACTTAATGCTTTTGAATTATTATTAAACGCTTTTGCACCTTTTAAATGTCCATTTTTAACACTACTTTTTACAAATGTTCTCAATCCATCAGCATCGTAAATAACATTACTTATTGGTATTCCATATTCTAATCTTAATTGGTGTATTTTTTGAGAAACCAAGACTTCACTTATTTTCTCAATATCAATAACTTTTTCTAAGACAAAACCATCCCAAATACCAATAGCAAAAATATCACTACCTTCATAAGCAATATCAGCAGTTAAATATTTATTTCCTGTTTTTGGTACATATTCATTAGTAAATAAACCGATAATCTTTTCATAATCGAAAATAGACAACTCATTATCATCATACTCCCAATTTCCATACACCAAACGTTGTAATGCTGATGTGTCTTTCGCCATACGTCTAGTCATATCATCTATCACTTCTTGACCTAATGCAATATTATCACCAACTAATGCTTGAATAAATGCTCTGTGCGGTGGTAATTCACCATCCTTTTTTTTAAGATAGTATTCTTCGTATAAGTAATTTTTGGCAGGGTTACAAGTTTGTAGTAATTTAGGTTTCAGCCCAGTTTCTTTATTTCTCCAACGACCTAAACTATTAGCTAAAGAAGTAACACAACGCTCATCTTCAAATTCACCAGCTTCTTCGATCCAGCCGCGTGTCATTTCCATAGAACCAAAACGAGCATAAGTTGGATCTGATGGAATCCATTTAGCATCTAAAAAGAAAACCTTACTCCCATTATGTAAATTCCATACATTGTTTTTACCATCGAACTTATACATACTTTCATTAATCTTCCAATCTGCAAATACCTTACCTATTGTACCTGAAGTAAATTTTACTAAATCAGCAAGTGTTTTACGTGCTATAAAATATCTTGTATCAGGATACATAAATGCATCACCAAATATAAGAGAAACTCCTAGCCAACTTTTACCACCCGCTTTACCACCACCATATAATATTTCACTTATATCATCATTTATCCACGCTTTAGCACATTCTAACTGTTTACGGTTACCACGAACATTGAAAATTATCTCCATTATAAACTTTGTGGTGCGATTATTCTAAAGAAACGTAAAAATCTATGCCAAGTTGAATCATCTTTCCTAAGTGCTATAAATGTTTTTTTAGCAAAATCATCAGCATTTTTCAAAGCACTTAATCTCACCTTTATATCACTACTCTTTCTTGTTCTAAAACTGCTCATAGTCGTCTTTTATTTTACACTTTAATTGTTCTATTTCATTATTCAGCAACTCTAATCTTAGCTTAAAACTACCATCTGTGTCAAAACCAAAAGTATTATTCTTAATATTTGATTGAACTAAAACTAATCGCTCTAAAATCTTTTCTTCTAATTCTTCTTCCATAACTATTCGTAATAAACTTTGGCATCATACCCTAAATGTCTTAATACTGCTTCAATGTGGTTTCCGTCTGAATCAACTAGCTCACCATTTATATAAATATATGAACTTGAAAATATAACCTTACCATCATTATCCGTACAAGTATCTACACTATCTATAACTATTTCTAATATCTTTTCATCCATAATACTTATTTATATACCAAATGTACAACTTATAAATTAAAAACCTTGCAACTAAATTAATAATCGCAAGGAAACCTAAAACTAAACATGAAAAAAATAAATTATTCTGAAGGTTTTAATAACCCCATCATTCAGCAATTTATTATCGAAATACATATATGCTGATACTTCATCAACTTCTATTTTAGAGGTAATTGTATCTTGTACTTGTAATGAGTTTCCTACAATCTTAATTCTCTTTGCTATAATTTTATACTGTTATATTTTGAATCATTTTAATAATACCATATCTATAAGTTACCACTTTACCATCAATGAAAGTAAATTTAATATCGTAATAATATGTATTAGCATCCCAATCTAAAATAAAAGCATCTAATTCTATAACTCCATTAAGCGCATCGGTAACAGTTATACCATCAGCAACATTTAATTCTTTTGTTAATTTACCACTTTTGCTTTTTCTTCTGAATTGTGATTTAATTGTAGCGTCAGTTAAATCAATCGGCGTTAAACCATCATCATCTAATATCGTAAACTCTAAAGCATCAAAAGTATTACCCTTATAATGGTCAGGTATATTATATTCAATTCGCATATTTATAAAAATTTATGTAAAATTACGAAATAATTAAGCAATATACAAATTCTAAATCTTATTTACAAA